AGCAGCTTTGATTGAAGGATGATTCTTAATCGCTCTTTCGACAGCCTTGTCGGGATCAGAGAAAAAGTCTATATCTTCTTCAGGTTCTTGGGTTGCTGGTGTTGTGTCGAGTTGTGTCTGAATGTAGTTATCAACAACTTGTCGTAGTTCCCCTACTTCACTGCTCTGTCGGCCTAGTAACTTCTCAGCCTCTTGGTGCATCCGTACAATCTCAGCCGTTGACTTTCCTTTGTACTTGTCAGGGATGTCATCTTCTTGAGGAGTCTCCTCTACTTGAGGTTCCTCAGTCACTTGACTTACTACTTCTTCTTGTTCGTTGATTTCTAAATCGTCTTCTTGACGCTCGTCTATAAGTGTTGCCATTATTAAACTCCGTGAGTATTCTCATTATGGAGGTGTATTATGCAGGGCTTCGGTTAGGAGTTGGCCTTGCGCTCTTGTTGTAGCTTTTGTTCTCTGTTCCGTTGCCATTGTCTAGTAGCACCCATAAAATCGCCAGACAACGGGTCTAACTTGGAACGAACTGCGCTTACAATTCTGTTAGCTATCTTGTCACAATCTAAACAAGGTATATGTGTACATTCGGAATCAACAAGTCTTTCGTTAATATGTCCGTCCTCACACTTAAACTCAACCATAATACGCATTATTCTTTTGCGTCTTCTAATTGCTGCTGTTCTGCTGTGTCAATCTGAGCTTCTAAGTTTAGTATGTTCGCTATGACTGAGAGTTGGCCTTTACGGAAATGTAGGTCTTCTAAGTCTTTAGTTACTTCTACTGAATTAATCAATACCGCGTTAGAGTTTAGGTCTTCTAACAACTGTTTCCAACCTTCTGTACGAAATAAATCTCTCATGTTGCGGTAATATACTTCTAGTTTAGGGTCAATCAAACTGTTTCTCCTATAAGGACAGTTAAGTTAATAGTAGTGTACCCTCTTAGTATAACATAAACGCATAAGAAAGTCAAGTGTTATTTCTTATTTTTACTTGACTTTTGTGCTGTTTTGTTGTATATGGCATCCCAGTTAGCTGCAAACTTCTTTGAGTCTGTCTTGCGCTGGGAGCTTCCTTTGCCACCGTGGGTCTGGCCCTTCATCGCTTCTTGCCTTTATGTAGACCATGACTAGCATGTTGCTTGCCTGTAGCGGTTGCTGCTCTCTTCTTTGCGTTAGCAGCCGCTAGTTTCTTCTTACCTGCTGCTGTGGACTTCAGCTTGTTGATTGTCTTAGAAGGCGCGTAGACCTCTCCAGTTTTACCGCTAGGCTTACCAGATGGTGTACGCCACTTCTGATTAGTCCACTTCTTTAGGCTTTTCTGTGATTTGGCTAGTGCCATTACTTGTAGCCTCCACCCGCTTCTTTGTATTGCTTGGCTAACATCTGAGCTTTCCTAGCAGACCATTGACCAGCGTTACCACCTTTAGTTCCTGCTTTGATCTTGTTAAACAAGTTTTTACGCATAGTGGGCTTAGTGTAGTTTCCTGCTTTATTTACCGTAGACATTTTTACCTACCTTTTAACTGGCTTCTGTTTAGGAGGTACTACCTTCTTCTTCTTAGGTGGTCTTCCTACTTTGTTACCGTATGTACCTTTACCGTATGGCATAATAATCTCCTATAATCCTATTAAGTTCCAACCATGATTGGCGATTGCATTGAGAATAATAAAGAGACATGTAGCCATATGAGTAAACCACCAAAGAGTCCTAATACCAGCGACAATATTAGCTTGCTTATCTGTCTCACCTACCTTCTCCCCTAGACTTTTAGCCCAGATTCTCCACCACTTATTTATCATTTTTTAGATTTAGCTCCCGAACACTTCCAGCGTTTGCGTGAAAGGTTGTTGGGAGTATTAGGGTTGTTCTGTTTTTCTTTAGACAGACGCTTCTTAATCCCAAGGCTACGAGCGCAATAACTATCTCCCTTAGATGTACCTGCTCTTACTCTAGGGCCACCGTCTTTAGCATTCCCTGCTTGTCCATAACTAACCTTCTTACCACTAGAAGTTACTTTAACTTTTGCTTTTCCTGCTCTTGGCTTTGCCATTCTCTGCTCCTGTATTATCAGCTAATTGTTTCTCAAGCTGTACAATCTTTTTAAATAGTTGCTCAAACTTTACATTTACTTGAGTTACTACATGTTCTAAATCTCTAGTTGTTACCATTACTGTAGTCCTTGTGGTTGTGGAGGAGTTGCCTGATTAGCAACATTGCCCTCTTTTACTGCTACTTCTCTTTCTTTTAACAACTGCTCTGAAATCTTTAGACGCTTCTCAAACTCTTTGTCATCTGCGTCACCAGACTTAAGGTTAGTAGTGGCTGCTTTAATGCGATCAATCTCAAGCTCCTGCGGTATAGCCTGTGCTTCCACTGCCAGCTTCTGCGCTCTAGCTTGTGACTCTTGCGCCTGTCCATTAAGTGCAGCAGTCTGTGACTGTTGGAACTGCAACTGAGCTTGCTGTGCTGCCTGTGCTGCCTGCTGTGCTTGTGGATCAGGCTGGTTAGCTTGCTCAAGCGTAGCAATCAACTCTTCACGATTAGACAGGTTCATGTTGTCAATGATAGATGTTACCAGCTTAGGATACATAGGCTGATCTGGTGACATGGTTTGTAGTAACTGTACAAGCTGTGTAACTTCGTACTCACGGGCAATAATACCTAGTGAGCTAGAGGTATGGAACTTGTAGTCAGCTACTGGGTATAGCTCAGGCTCAAACTGCATGTAACGGTAAGCAGCCTTCTGTACGAATGGAATCAGGAAGGAGTCTTGGAAGTTAATCAGGGTACGCTTGTGACGCTTGATGATAGCGCCTAGTGACATAGAGACACCAGCAGCAGTAGACTCGCCATTGATAGAACCAGCAATGCCTGCTGAGTCAATAGCACCTGTGGCAGTCTGCACCATGGTCTGTAGAGACTGTGCCTGTGCAAATGTAATCTGACTTACGTTACCAAAGTTAAAGGGCTGTAGAATCTCAGCAGGATTACCGTTGGTTAGAATAGTCTTCCCCGGCTGTATGCTTGGTTTAGCGCCTCTAGGCATACGAGAAGCATCCATAGCCATCATTGGGTGGATGGTCAGGGCAAGAGCATCAATCCTAGCGCGTAGTTCTGCGTCTAACGCCTTCTGACTGTTATACCCTTTCTCACATACTCCTCTGCCCCAGAAGCGGCTAGGAACGACATCCCAAGGGAATGAGACAACAGGACGATCCTGCATCATGTATGGGTTCTTTTCAGCCTTGAGCAGAGTACCGCCATTAGCGATAACAACCATAGCCTCAGTGTAGTAACTTTCTTCTTCTTCACTGTCAAACTCTACTACCTCTTCCTCTGCGTCAGCGTCTGCCATAGCTTCTTTGAGCAAGTGCGTAGGGACAAGGCCGTAGTATTTAGTCAGTCTAATCTTGTCCTCTGAAAAGCTAGTGAGGTCTTGGTCAGGCTCTAGGTTAAAATCGCTAGTAGCTTCTGCAAGCTGTACGTCACGATATACACCCTTCTCTTGTAGCTGCTCAACCAAGTGGCTAGACACATACTCGTCTACAGCACAGCCCAGTGCAGAGTCAATGTCTGTAGCTACTGGGTCAATCAGGAAGTTCTGTGGCATGACAGGACGCAGCTTAACACAAGTGCGATCCTTGATAGTAACACCTACTGCTTGTAGCTCACCGCCCATAACAGGCTGTGTAGCAGGAGCCATTTCTTTTTCTTCTTCTATCACAACTTCTGCAATGCCTGTACCAAACACTGCTGCGTTAATTAAGCACTCAGCTACGTTTTTACGGACTTTGTTCTTTGCAAAGTCTTCTTCCAAGTAACCACGCAAGGCTGCAATGTCGGCAGGGTTCTGATCTCTGACATCATCTTTAATGTCAAACCACTTACCACGACCAAAGGTAGCTTCCTCTAGTTCTGCAACTGAGGACTCCACAGCCTGCTGTAGCGCAGGAGATATAATCTTAGATCGCTCTGACTGACGGGTCTGGTCTTGTGCTGACCAGTGACCACGCCATAGGCGGTAGTATTCTTCAAATTTGTCGGAGTAGTTGGCTTCGTAGTGATCGCGCCAATCATCACACTTGTCCATTACCCAACCTTCAATGTCCTGCTCTAAGGTGAAGTTGTCTGCGCCTTCTAGTTCCATAGTTAATATCCTGCGTATTTATCTAAGAATTCGTAGTCCTCTTCTTCATAGTCATAAGCATAAGAGACTTTGGCTAACTGGTCTATGTACGCTAAGGAGTCTATCAAGTCATCATGGACTAAAGGATTAGGGAACTGAAACAACTCGTCTAGGAACTGAGTATTCCACTTTCCCTTGTTTAATGTAATGTTGCCGTGTTCAAAGCGTCCTTGTAACGCCCACACAATTCTATCTGTCTTCTTCTTGTTACCGTGGGTGAGTTCTTCTATGCGGAAGAATCGTTGATGGCTCTTCATCTGGTCATTGAGGTACGGGTAAACAGCGTTCTTTAACGCTCCTTTTTCAATTCCAACCGCAACTGGTTGATAGTCTCGTACCGCTTCAAAGATACGTCTGGCAGTCTCTTCAACGCCCCAGCGCCCATGTATGATATTAGCAACCCACCAACCAGAAGGCCCAGCCTTAACCACAGCAATCCCCGTTTGGTCAAGCCTTTTAGTTTTGGTAGTAACTTTTTGTACGTCTGCAAATCCAGCCAAATCCACGGCAATATAATACTCACCGTCAGAAGGCTCTTCCTCGCTAAACTTAACATCTTCTTCTTTAAAGAGTTCACTACCGTGGGCCTCAAAGCTTGCCATAAACTCCTGTCGGAAAGAGAAGGCTGACATACTCTTCTCAGCAGCTTCAATCTCTTTAGGGTCTAGCAACGGGTTGTCAAAGCTAGTGTAGTGATAACCTTTAAACGATTCATCTTCAGATACACTAGCGTATTGGTATAAGTCATAGAAGTGGTTGCGTCCCATTGGCGTACCAATGAACATCGCAGAACCCTTCTGATCCGCAAGAGCAGGGCGTAGGATTTGCTCCCACACCTCTGGCTTCATGTCAGCGTATTCGTCCATAACCAAGAACTTCAAGCTAACACCACGCATAGTCTCAGGTCTATCAGCACCCTTCAGCGTCAGCAACGCACCGTTGATAAACTTAATCTGTAGGTTGTTGACATGGCTTGAGGCTATGACGCTATGGCCTAGCTCCAGTAACATCTGCCACATAATGTCCCTAGCCTGTCCCTGTGTAGGGGCAACGTAGAACACCTGACCTTTCTTAGCTGACAAGCAGTTGAGTATTAGCGACCACGCAGCTAACCTACTCTTACCTGTACGTCT